TTTTTCTTACCAGCTTTTGTGTATGCGAATTTTTTCTTTCCTACTTGTGGCATTATCTTAATAATCCTCTCATAGCAGCTTCTCTGGTTGTTGGCATAGGCATTTGACCACCTGGTCTTTTACCCATATTAGCCATTTGTTGTTGAGCTTGAGGGTTTTGCTGCTGTAGTAAACCCTTTTGCTGTTGTTGTTTAGCTTGTTCAGGCATTATCTTAGCTTTAATGATTAAGGCTAACTTCTGTCCATCTTCAGGACTCAAGTTAATCATTTCATCAGCTAATTTTTCTAATTTTTTACTCATAATTTATACCATTAACCTGCCATATATTTTTTTTTTGATGCTGGATTATATACATTTAAAGGAGGAATTTTTTTGGGCATAGGTCTTTTAAAAGTATCATATATATGTGGATTTGCTTTCTGCCATTTCTTATCGTTAAAAGTTTTTTTAGAAATTTTAATTTTACGATATACTACACCTCTGGCAGGGTTATGAAATCCCATGATTCTTGTAAGTTTTTCTTCTTCTTTTTTACTAAATATTCCCATTTAACAATTCCATGCTCTTAATGACTTATTTATTCTGCTATTAGGATCTCTCGCTGTTTTAGCAGAAGTTAATTTCTTTTTCATGCCACTCATTCTAGCACAGAATGATGCACGTCTTTTATTGCCTACTTTTTTACTAGGAGCTTTTAATGTTCCCCCAGTTTGACGTTTATAACTAGCACGTCCTTTAGCATTCAAACCCCCCTTTGGGTTCTTGCCTTCTTTACGCTGCCATGCTGCCGATTTTGCCATAATATTATATAAATTTCTTAGCGTAATCTAGGATTTTAGTATTTTTCTTAAACTTCTTGGACTGGAAGTTCTTTTTAATATCCTGTTTTTGTTTAATAATCCTTTTTATAGGAACTGTAAACATTTTATATGGTAAACTTTTCATTATCTTCCTTGTCCTTTGTATCTATTTAGATTTTGCTGTAGTTTTTCCGACTTCGATTTCGATTTTTTGTGGATTCCTGGTCTTTTTTTAGGTTGATCCCTAGGGGTATAGCTAGTAAACTTTTGCTTGGCCATTAATCGTTATCAAGAATATCCCAAGCTGCTGCACCAGTCACACCATAGCCGTATGCTTTGTGGTGTTTTCTAAGATGTTTACCTGCTGCTTTACCTTTAATCGCAAGTCCTTGTATAGCTTGACCACCTCTGTATCTTGCTTGGTTGCCAAAGCCACCTTTAATTGCTTTAAAAGTTCTTTTACCACCATGCTTACCTGTCATAGCTTTATCTACTAATTTTGCAGATTTTTCTAGTTTTAAACCTCTAGCTGATAAACCCAGCTTCTTTCTTGCTATGCCACCACCTTTATATAAAGATTTTAGCATAGAGTAACCTACATTTCCTGCTCTGAAAATACCTATCATGTTATGTTCCTCTTATTGTTGTATTGGTTATGGTGCTGTAGAAGACCCCCCTATAATGATATTCGATAACACATCGAAATCATGGAGGGTGAATCTTAAACCCGTCTTAATTGTTATTGTCTTTAGTTCTCAGCTCGCTGTTACTCGCTGTCTTTATTAGCTTCTAATCGAAGCTGTTGTATCAACTGATACACGCTGTCTTTAGTGACAGCGAATATAAGTTGTTATTATATATTGGTAATTGGTTAACTCTCGCTTGTCGATTGATTAACTGATTGCCGATTATGATCTAACCTATTGATATATAGTAACACTTTGATTACTACCTATGTTAATAGGGACGTATAATTAACCTAAATAAGGAGATTTATGACTATAAAACAAAAACAAGATGAATACAATAAGATCATAGATGCTTATGACTATATACAATGGTCTAATGGATATGGTGGTTGTGACTCACCATTTACATTTAAAGAATATCTTGATGACCCTGAAAAATGTATGTCAAAATTTAAAAATAATAATTAATTAACCATATGATTATATCGCTATCGTTGGTGATAGCGACTTAATCATTAACAACTAAAAGGAGTATAAGATGAACATAAATACTATGTATAACGATAGTGTTAAAGCTATGTCAAGTATCAAGGATAAGGTAGTAGATAAGTATAACAATACTAATATGAATCCTTTTCCGAAAAATGTGAATGTGACTATAACAGTAGATTATGAAAAAAGTATAAGTAATCTATTAAAAGCTATAGGTCAAATAAAACAACAAGATATGGATAATTTTGCTAAATTAGGCAAACTTGTTGAAAATACAATAAAAAAGTCAATTAAATGACTGTAATAACTAATCTGGTATACCTGGCACTCGTGCTGGGTATCATCAGTATAATATAGGAGATACTATGATACCATATAACATAGAGTTACAACTAGAGTATGACAAAAGTCTTAAAACTATCAACATAGAAGAAGTAAAAAAGTTATTTAAGATAATTAAATCAGAAAATGCTTGTATTAGTATCACCTATCCTAATAGGTGGTCTAATGTATTTAACATACCAAGCAAATAAAAGGGAGATAGCATGATAAAATCTTATGCTTTATGGCAAAAAATAGAGGGAGATACAGATAGAATAGGTAGTTATAAAGCTATTCATTATGAATTTCCCTTCCCTGACGACCCTATTATCAAAGCTAGAGAGCTTGAGTGTAGTAGGTTTAAGAGAATACAACAATCGTTTGTCAATAAGTGTCAAACAATCGTTGATTAATAATAACTAACCAATAGGAGAGTAATATGACAGTACAAACTACATTTCTTCCAAGAGAAGAATTTATAGCAAGTAAACCATTAGAGGAAAGAATAGCACATGTTAAGGCTAATCCCCTTAAGTATGCAAGTAAACCTCAACATGACCATAATAAAAATATGGAAGATAAAGTTAATCAAATATTAGCTAAATTTACTGATTTAAAAACTCAAGTAGATTTACTTGTAGCTAAGAAATAGATACACTCTGAAACGAGTATAAAATACTCCAAAATTATGACAAGTTTTGGAAAGTCAGCTACACCCCCCTCCTAGTGAGGGGGAGTAGCCCTTAATAAAAATAAAACAAGCGTCTGTGCCTTTGGTACTACCTAGTGTAGTAAATCTCGGAGAGCTTAAGAGATATCTTAAGTGCTGATGAGTACCTAGAATTTGTAGTATTCAATGCAGATGGCAGTGCCTGATTGGTGTTCGAAAGCCAGTCAGGTACCAAAAAAAATATATATTACTTACGTTGACTGAATAATCATTCGGCAAACGTGATAAGGTAGTGTTTATATAATGTGTGTGAAACCACAGTTTAGATTATATAAATACGTATGAGGTATGAAAATGCAGTTTGCTAAACCCAGACCTCATTGCATAGCAGTTCAAGGAGTTGCAACTCTAAGACAATTTGTAGAAATACAAATGCTAAAAAGTCTATGCACGTATGTAATATATATTAACAATAATATAGGAGAGTATATGACTGATAAACCAATAATGAGAGATCCGATGGATTCTGAAGAAGCTAAAGAATTAGGTATACACCAATTTATAAATGCTACTAAAGAAGAAATAGATCTTATTAGAAGATTGTTAGAAAATTCAATAAAATATGGATTTTCAGAAAGAGAATGCAATGTAATATATAGATTAGCTGCTTTTGATTTATTAACAGCTAGTGAATCTAAATCAGCTATAATGCTAATGGCTCAAAAATTAGGCAATATACCAATACCAGAGGATGACAATGAGTAGAAACTTAATAGTATATAAAGTTGATTATGTTAATAGACACGAGGACTATAACACCCAAACAGGTAGATTCGTTAGAACTAAAAGAATAGTTATGACACCTGATGAGGTTAATCAAAAAGATGGCTACTGGCGTAATCACAGAAATGTAGAAAAGAAATTTTATACACAAATGATAGGCGTTCCAGATGGCTGTTGGGATAGCAAATATAGAGTAATGAGAGTAAGGAAAGCATGACACCAACACAATTTATAATTCTAATATTATCTTTTTGGTTAGTTTGTATTATAAAAATATGGTTAGAAGAATCTTCAACTGATAAAAAGGATAAAAATGAAAAAAAATAAAACACCTAAACATTGGACAGCTAAAGCATGGGCAGAGCACCTATTACATATATCATCATTTACTGATGTAAAGGAGGTTAAAAGTGTTCCGAGTAATACTAGAAAACAAGTTTCGAGAAAATCCAATAAATCTAAGCAGAGCAGTAAAGCTGCTATATAACCAAGACTTTACAGGCTCAATAAGAAAAGAGAATATATTATGGTGGAAAAAATACTTCTTAAAAGTAATCCACCTACCTATCCTATACCCTAAGAGAGGATATATACAGATAGTTAAAATATATAGAGATAAGAAACCATCAATTAGAGTAGTAACAATCCCCACCAGCTCCGATAAGCGAGAGCTGTTGGTTCTTAATAAAATATATGGAGGTAACAATGGGTAAATGTAAACGTACACCACACAAGAGTAATATAAATGCTAATATTGCTAAAATATTGACATTACATAGAGTGTGGAATGGTTATACACAAAAAAATATAGCACAATGTATAGAAGTAACATTTCAACAAATACAAAAATATGAAAGATGTATCAACAGATTACCTAGTGATCATCTTATAGATATATGTAATCAAAAAATGTGGGATTTAAATTTGTTTTGTGTTTCTAAACCAGAATGGATATTTGATGAGTGGATGAAAACTATAGATCCTTTTGAGGATGATAGTCCATACCCACTACGTATATCACAAATAACAAGAGCTTGGGAAAAAATAGATAATATAGGTAAACATAACTATTTAACTAGACAAACTAATCCAAGATATAAAATATTATTAAACCAAATGAGAGGAAATTAAGTGAATGGAATTTTTACTGTTATTCGATTTGTTACTTATACTGTTGGTGGTTTAGCCATCAGGAAAAGCTGGAATTGGCTCATCGCCGATGTCGATCCAATTCCTGGTACAAAGGAATTTGATATAGAATACTATCAAACTAAAGAGAAGTATATAAGACTAACCAAAAAAAAGGAGAACTATGACGAAGCGAGTAGAGCAATTAGGAGAGATGATCGTTAGATTAATAACATATCCTATAAGAGCAACAATAGGAGTGTGTCAATGTATACATAAGTCTACACCAGATACGTTAGATGATTGTATGCCATTTGAAATCAAAAAAAAGGAGGAAAAAGATGGAAACAAAACTACCAGTTAAATCAAGAGTAGCAGATAAGTATCAACCGATGCTTACATACTATGCAGAACTTATAGGACTATGTCATGAGACTGTTGCAAAAACACAATCATTACAAATGTTAGATCCTATGGGTAAGAAAACTACTGCAACATCATTGTTTATTAGAGTTTGTCAAAGAATGGACAAATCAATAGACGCTAAAGAAGTTGCGGAAAAGTTAGAAACTATAAGTAAAACTAATGAACAAAGGAGCCATGTAGCATGAGTAGTAGTAAAACACCCATACGACAAGCTGAAATGGATCATATAGATCATTTTCTAGAAACAAAATATGACAATAGAAAGAATATTTTGAAAACAGAAATGCAAGATACTATTGATACTGAATCAGAAGAAAACTTTGATGCTTTCAAAGAAAAGTTAAAACTAACTAAGTTACATCAAGATGTTAGAATATACTTTGATGATCATGAAAAGTTTAGGAACGAAATGGATAGTATTTTACTTGAGAAAGAAAGTAAATTAAATAATGCAATCAATGACTTGGAAGTTAAACTAGAAAACTGGAAGAAAGTTAGAAAGTGGAATACAGAGATAGAAAGATCTCTAATAAAACACCCAGATGAACTAGATAGACTACTTAAGAAAATATGTCATGAAGAAACATCTCGTGACTTCTATTCTGGCCCAAGAGGTAAAGCCTTACAAATGTTAGATATGTCTAAAGAATATTGTAAGAATTTGCTTAACGCAGGTCAATCTCTAGCTACAGTTTGGAAAACAATAGATGTAGAAATGTCTAAAGAAAAGATTAATACATCTACAATTCCTAAGCCTGAGTTTTTAGCAATCACTAAATAATAATATCGGTAAAGCCCTGCACATTTGTAGGGCTTAACCTTACAGAAAGGTAATTATGGTAGATGAAGCATTATACTTCTTTGAAAAAGATGTAGGTAAAAAAGTTTACGAAATGGAATATGAAATAACGCATTTAACTAGATGGCAAATACTTGCTGAAGATAAAGATCAAGCATTTAATATTTGGTTAGAAAATCATAAAGTAGATCTTGCAACAGAAGATGGCAAAGATTGTGTGTGTTCTTATATTAAAGATTATACACAAATTGGCAGCACAAAAGAAATTGCTAAAATTAAATTAGATATAGATAACGATGAGGTAATAGCAGATGAATCTTAAAGATCAAGTAGACATACTAGATAAAGCAACTAACAAAGCTATCAAACAAGTCGATAAAGAACGCAAAGGTAAAAGGCGTAACTTTATATTAGAATGGTTTAGATACGTAGAGTTAGTAAGCAAACAATTAACCAAATGGATGAACTAATGCACATAGATAAATATAAAATATTTTCCATGGATTATACTTGGAAAAATCAAAAAAGAAGTAACGATATATCAGTAAAACAAATGCTTACATCAGATGAATGTATTCAAGGTAAAGATTTTATATCTTTATTAGATAGTTTAGAGGATGCTTGGCATAAACATGAAGGTAAAGATTGTAAAATAGAAGTTACCTTTGAACCTTATGAGGATAATAATGTATAAATTACACGTAATAAAATCAACACAAAAAGATAAAGATATAGATAAAGAACAATATAGTATAATAGAAACTCATGACTATACTAAAAAACCTACATTTCAAGATATGTATAAAAAAATAGGTTGTAGTATGATAGAAATGTCTAAAGCATATTACCCTGAGTATTCTAATAGAAAAGATGGATATGTAGATATATATTTTGATGAAGAATTTCTTATGAAAGAAGGTTCTCAACCAAATATAGGAGCTACATTTGCTTGGAAAACATGGCAAGATAAAACAGGTCATATGGCATTGCCAGGATCTGTTTTACATGGTACTATCTGTGTAATACAGGAGGTAAAAAATGAAGCTGCGTGAAAATCAAATTGTATTTGATACTATGTTAGAAGAATGTAATCAATTAGTACAAGAACTTAGACTAAAACTTAAATCTAAAATAAACGAAATATTAAAACTTCGTAAAGATTTAGATTTAGAAAAAGAAGAACATCAATTAACTCAGCTTAAATATGAATCTATGAAAAATAACTTAAATAAATTAATGACTGATAAACTAAATGCAGCAAGAGCTGCTGTTGAAATAGCAGCAGATAAAAAAGGAATTAAATGACAGAACTAAAAGATGAACATTTAGAAATTATATCTAAAAATAGAGATAAAAATTATCAAATAAATAAACTAAAAGAACGTATAGATGATTCAAAAGAATCTATATCTGTATTAAGTAATGCTATAGCTTGTGGATTTTTAGCTGATAATCATTCCTTGATTTTACAAAAATGGATAGTAGAATACCAACATAACCAAGAACAAATGGAAACACACTTAACGGAGATGCAAACCCATGAATGAACAAGCACTTAAAATGATACTTGCTGGAAAACAATTAGAAATAGATAAACTTAAACGTAAAGTAAAGGAGATGGAAGATAATGATAATACCAGACAGCGAGACTCTGAGACTAGAAAAAAGACAAAGAGGACTACAAAGAGTAGCGACAGCAATTAATGATCTAAGTATATATGGTATATACCCTACTAACTTTCCAAAGTTAATTCAAGTGTTAGAACACGCTAAAGATCATATTAAAGCTGAAATTCTAGCTACTAAAAAACGTATGGTAGAAAAATCAGAACTTATAATAGAGGAAGTATATACAGATCCATTAAAAACTGAAACTCAAATAGAATCAGATAAAATTAATGATGAGTATATTAAAAAAGGTATTTAAAAATTCTATTTATTAGATGGGGATCCAATAAAAAACAAGTAACTAATAAATTAGATAGAGCCAGATGGGAGACTGTCTGGCTTGTTAATTGGTTAGGAAGTAAGGGCGAAGAAATAAGGTCATCCAGGAAAACCTATTAAATTAATTCCTGGTATATGAATTAACATATTATAAACAAAGCCAATTAAATTTTAGTCATCTTTACAATCCAAGATGTAGGAATCATAGTACGATCTCCATATGTATAAGAACCATCTTCTTCTTTATCATATGCAGCAAAAACTTTAACAGAATGTTTATCTTTAGAAAACAACCAACCCTCGTTAACTGGGTTAGCAAGTTTCATATTTTTAAATTGTTTTTCGTCAGCCCAACTTGAATCACTTATACAGTCAACCCACTCCACTCTATATTTGTCATAAGGTAGGGAATTAGGATCCGAAGAAAATAAAGTTTTCTTTTTTTTAATGTAACGTTTCTTTACCATTGGAAGCCCATATAAAAGTTGAAGGATCATCTTGATCTAATGCATCCATGATGTCTGAAGGAACAATTTGTCCTTCTTCGTCAAAAACTAACTTAAGATATGTGCTGTAAATAATTGCAAGAGCCATTGCGTCTGCAGCTCTTATAGACATATTGGGATTTTGTCTTTTAATAAAATTACCAATAGCATCTGGTTTAACACCATCTAAGAAATGTTCAGAATATTGAACTTTGCCTTTAGGAAACTTTAATATTTTTGTCATATTTACGTACCTCTGGCGAGGATATCCTTATTAGTTATTTGGGTTGCAGTAAAAAATCAATGTTATTTTGTATCTTAGGTACAAGTTTATCATAAACTGTACGCCAAAGCATAGAATCATCGTAAAAAAAGTTTTTATTCTTCCACATATCGTGGTAATGACTATAAAATTTAGAACATATATCAACAGCATCTATGTCTAATTTTTTCCAAAAGTCTTTTTCACTCATACCATTAGTATGTAATAAATGATGGTGAGTAAAACAAAGAGGAACAGTAAATTGATCTCCAACTTTCTGTGAAAAACCTCTAGGCATAGCAAAAGTTATATGATGAGCTTGTGACTGAGTATTTTGACATAAAATACATGGATTAGAAGCTACCCATTTTAGGTACTCTTTGTCCTTGATTCTTTGTACCTTGTCCTCTGATAGTATTGTGCACTTTTTTGTAGCCATAATATATTGCTAAATCTGATAGCCCTTCATGTACTTGGTTAGATGCTCTGCGTTCTGACATACTTAAATAATATGCTATCTCAATGATACCAAAATTATAATGACAAAACAACTTCATAATTTTAGAAACTCTTTTACCAAGTTCGTCATCAACTTCTTTAACTGCGAGTGCAGCACCAATAGCAGATGCTATAAAATCTTTGTTAGTACCATCAATTCGTTCCTTTAGAACATTGCCTGTACCACCACCTTGAAGTTCGCACATAAGACGATAACGAGATCCAGCTTCATATTCTTCAATAGATATGAGCTTACGATGAAACATATACATAAGACGAGATTCTCTAATATTTAACCATACTTTACGTTTGTCTAAAATAGTAGAAATAAGCTCAGGTTTTTCAATGAGACGCATAAGATATTTTATAATTTTCTATAGCTTTATCAACAAAAGATCTAAAATTTTTATTCTTATTGTATAATTTGTTTAATCTAAAAACTCTGTTTTTGTTACAATTATGTAATCGAGCAATAGTGCTCTTACACCCATACACTTGTGTAGGGTGCAATAGCCACGAAATTAAAATACTTAAATTATATATTTTATAATCGTTACTATTTTTAACAATTTTTTTACCTTTTAATGTATCAAGAGATACACTATAAGATAAACTACAATACTTTTGAATATTAATAACCATAAGGAGATAAAGATGAAGATTGAATATAGACATAGTGCTTCAAAAACTAATAGTTTTATAGATAGTCCACCACATTGGATTATCAATAATTTATATGATTTTGACTCACAACCCAATGCACGAATGATAATGGGTAGTGTAGCAGAGGAAACTGCTGAACACGCTTTGCAAAATCAAATCACTGATGAAGAAGTTATCATAGATTATGCAAAATCCAAATACATAGAACTAAAAGGTAATGAAACTGATGATGAATGTCTTTGGTCTGGTATAATTGCTAATCAATTTGTTAAAGAACTTCCACAATTTGGAGAAGTTATTTCTTATCAAAAATCATTACAAATACCAGGTGATAAATATGGCTTAGAATATGATGTTATCGGCAAAACAGATTTTGAATTTGACGATGTAATCATAGATACTAAGGCTACTGCATACATAAAAAGACTAAAATCTGGTGCTGTAGATAGCAGGTGGTACCCAAAAAACGCTGATTTGCGTCAACAAGCCCTTTACAAAGACCTTTTCAATAAACCGACAGCTCTACTGTATTGTTCTTACAAGGACGTTCACAGTGTAGATATGGAGGGTAGAGAGGGACATTTAGAAGTCATTATACAAGCTATGAAACATATAGAACATATTATTAAAATAGCTAAAAATAAGGAAGATATAGTTAAAATGTTTCCATTAACTATGGATAACTTTAGATGGGGAAAATCAGATAATGAACCATCTAGAATATATGCAAAAATGATTTGGCAAGAAGTCTTTAATTAGGCTATAAGAGTTAATGCAAAAAATAGGAAAAATAATAAAACAAATAAATAGGAGAACAAACATGGAACACGAAACATTTGAATGCTCATTTAAAAAAGCATTTGAGAAAGATGATGGTCAAGTGACTGTCTACGTTACAAAAGATAATGGAACAGATATGACAATTTATGGTGAAGCTCTAGGATCTCAAAGATGGCCTACAGGAGCAAGACTAAAAATAGATGCTCAACCAGTTAGGACAAGTAAGACAGGTAAACAATATCAAACAGCATCTAGAATAGAATGTCTAAGTGAACAATCTGCTGCACCTACATCTAATATGGTAAGTGCTACTGGAGTTCAAGCTGTTAGAAATATGTCAGATCAATTTTCTGAAAAATATAGATTAACTATGAGTAACCTTATAGCATCTTATATGTCAGGTGGTAAATTACCAACTGATTCAGAATTTAAACAAATTGATAATTACGTCAGAAAAATATTGGAAGCAAAAGCTAATAGTGTTGAAGAAATACTAAAAGACGATGCACCATTTTAACAATTTCTTATCTCCCTCGAGTTAGAAAACTAGGCATTGCTACAAAGTGGTTCAAGACCCATGTAGTAGTGCCTTTTTATTTATAAGGAATTTATGTTTGAACTATTGATGATGTTAATAATACCACAAGAAATAGATCCTGTTAAATTAGGAATTAAATATACTCTTAAAGAAAAATTTATAGATTATAAAACTTGTGATGAATATATTAAAGAAAATACATATTTAAAAAAAGATGGTTTGTATTATAAAATAAATACCAAAGAGTACCAAGTTATGTTAACGTATTGTAAACCAATAAAGGAAAAAAATGATTAGTGAACAACGATTAGAAAAAGCATTAAGTTTTTTAGCTGAAACAGATGAAACTAATGCAGAGGCAAATGCTAATGTAAAGTATCTTGATAGATTACTTAAACGTAAAAAAGCATTACACATAACAGGTAACACAGAAGATAAAAGCATATCTGCAAAAGAACAATCTTATTATGCTAGTACAATTTATAAAACTGCAGTAGATGAAATATTTAGTGCTGAAGTAAAAGCATCTACATTAGAAAACAAACGTGATAAAGAAGGTCTTATTATAGATCTCTTTAGAACATTAGAAGCGAGTAGACGTAAAAATAATATATGATTTATAAGTTTAAGAAATGGGTTATACTTCCTGCTTATACTGAAATTGTTATTAGTGCGAAATCAGAAGAAGAAGCAATAAAAATAATTAACTCAATAGACTCTAAAACTTTAAGTTGGGAACAAGTTGAAACAATTGATCAACGAATGACGTATGAAGTTATAGATGAAAAGTCCTGAGTTAATTTTATTTAGATCTATTATAAATCAAGCATTACATGATGCTATGTATAATGGTTTAAATAAATATTATATTACAGATAAACGTAATGCTATTGATTGGCTTACAGGTAATTCAGTAGATTTTAAAACTATATGTTCTTGGGCAGATATAGATCCTGATATAGCTTGTAAAAAATTTACTGCTGCAATGAAATTAAATTCATATGTATTAACAGAAGATCAATACAAAGTATTAAATAAACCACGTAAAGAATATAAACATAAAGGAAAGTTTAGGTTAACATTTAATGAGCAAAGTTTGGAACAAACAGATTAAAGGTAATCATTACCAAAAATATAAAATTCAACCAAGTAAATTTGTAGTAGAAAACAAACTTCTATTTCCTGAAGGATGTGCAATTAAATATATAATTAGACACCAGGACAAAGGAGGTAAAGATGATTTATTAAAAGCTATACACTTTATTGAAATGATAATAGAAAGAGATTATTAAAATAATATATTCAATAATTAACTAGCAATCCAAGATAATATTAACCATAAAAGAGTACCCCAAATTATCCAACACCACCATTTCATTATGTTGTCTTTTTATTATCTTCTAAATTTTTACATTTACAATTTTCACAAGGACAAACACCTTTAAAATTAGGATGGTCTTTAACATTACAATGACAATTACATTTACAATCTTCACATTTATCTATATTCATTAATTACTCCAATATTAATTTTTTTATACTTTTTTCACCCATGTAAATTTCTGTTTCTGCCATAGATTTTATACATTGATATTGTACATTTGCATTATAAACTCTACTAGCAATTCTTTTTCCTTTAAGGCATTCACTCATTGAAGGTTGTATTCTATGTTCTTTAATTTCGTTATTAACTATCATTAATAAAGCTACAACTGTTTCTAACATTTAATGTCCATTTCCATTATTTCTTACTTTATCTTTAAGCATATCAATAGCTGCTAAAATTTTATCTACATCTTTTTGTAGTCTATCTATATTAACTGCGTTGTGTCTTGATTCTTTAATTTCTGTTTGAATATACTCGACATCGCCCAGCAAACTTTCGATCAACAAAAATTGTTCAGAATCTGCTGGTAAAGAACCTAGTTCTCCTCTTGGCCATTTTATTGAAAACTCAACTGCTTTATCTAAATCTTTTTTAATTAAATGATTATCAGTTTCTAAAGTATTAATTCTTTCTACAATTCCAAAGTATGCCCATACACCTACTGCAACTGAACAGACTATTCCTATTAAATTTTTAAGTGGCATATCCACAGATGTATTTGAACTAACTTTCATCGCACTTTTTCTTTCCCCATTTCCAAGTTTGAATTATAGATTTTTTTTCTTGTAACTTATCATTTTTAGAATCTGTTTCACTTATTCCAATTTCAACTGTTGTTTTATCAGGACAAACAGCAGTATTAAGAATATTAGTTTTACAACCAACTAAACCCACTCCAATTAAAGTTAAGAAAAGCAATAATATAATTGTTTTTTCATTTATCATCTTTCTTCTTCTTTTTATTCTTTTTTTTAAATGATTTAACAGTATTTTTAACTTGTTTAATTTGTTTAGATAATATTACTTGACCTTGTTGAAGTTTAAATACTGATTCTTTCATAGTCCAAGTTTCTTTTAAATTCCAACCGACTAATGCAATTAAAGCTGCTAAAGCTAAACCTACTATTTTATCTTTTAAATCCATTTTTATATCCTAATCCTGTTTTTCTATTTCCCCATAACTTTTGCCAACTCCATACTTGAAGTTTACTAGAGTAATGATTTATAAATATTAATAATTGTTTCATTTGTTAAAAGTTGGTTTGTTATACTTATCCCAAAAAGGAAGCATAGCTCCTGAAGTTTTATAACATTTAGGACATAAAATTTTTTTGTTAGGTAAAGTCATAAAAGATTGTGTGTGTATTATTTCTTTATTACATCCTTTACAATATCCTACTACCTTATTCACTTTGGTTTACGCATTATGTCAGCACCTTTAAGACCATAAATAGCACTAACTATTCCTATAAAAATTGCTTGATACCAATAAGGAAGCTGCTTAAAATACTCAAAAAACATATCTAGTCTAGTACGAATCTCAGGATCGTCAGTGAAGATAGAATAGACCAGTACAAGAATAGGGAGAGATACAAGAATAAGGACAAATTCGTCCTTCCAACCTTTATCATTACTCTCAATAACTTTCGCTTTATATTCAATTTCACCTGTACTCATTTTCTCAGCGTGTCTCATACGAGCATCTGACATTAATTGTTTTGTTGTTTGTTTGTTTTTGTATAAATGACTAGCTGTCTTTACACCCATAGATAATAAATTTAACCACATATATATCTCCTTATCTAAATATTATTGGATTAGGCCCACCAAATAGGGCAAGAGCTATAAAGGCTACCACTAACCAGAAAGTAAACCAGTAATTCACTAAGACTACCTTCCATATTATTCTACCTTATTAGTACCTGTTGGAAAACCTTCCCATGCTTTGTACATACCTTCTACTAATAGCTCATCGTCAAAAGGCTGCATACCATTTTCCATTTGAATTATGGATTTTACTAATGGTAAATAATCTTCAATACTATTGTCTAACTTATCCATAGGATTAAAGTTCATTTCTCTACATACATATGCTATATAAGCATCTGTATCATTCTCACTTGGAGGAGCCCATCTTTCAATGATGTCCTCAATTGTAAATCTTTTATGGTGAAATCTGTATACTAAAAGTATTCTAACTAGAGCTCTAATGCCCCAAACAGACTCTTTAAATACACAAAAAACTGGATCAGATTGTTCATCTGCCAGTCCATCCCAATTAGTACCCAGCTTTATATTGCCTGGATTCTTATTTCTTATACCTCTAGGTAATTTTTCTGTTCCATCTGCCATTTTTATCTAAAACCATTGGGATTAATATTGGTAATCCATCAATGATAACTCCTGTTCCTATTACTGGTCTAGACTTCTGTAATTTATTATATTCAAAAGCTAAACTTTTCATGT